GCACTTGAGTCCAGCGACGGCTTAACACTTGACGTGTTAATCGTGACGATCGCCGAGATTTTGCCGAGGTATCCGCGCTGGCTCATCGCCTCATCCTTGAGGTTCTTTGAGTTTCATCAACTCCGACATCATCGCCTCGACCGACTGCTTCGGCTTCTTGCGGGACGGGATGAAAATTTCCTCATCCGGAACCCGCTTGTAGTTGCCGCTCGCCGCCATCACGATCCTGCACAGCCTCGCCGTCTGCCACCACGGGTCAGGCAGCGGCCACATGGCGTCGAACGCCGCCCACTCCGCCAACTCCCGACTGTCGACCTCCTCGAGCAACCGCTTCACGCTCATGCCCAAGTTCAGGGCTAGGCGGAAGTAGCGTCTCCGCTCTGGGCGGAGGGTGAACCTTCCCCCAAAGCATCAACTGCCTCCTGAGTGAAGGCGTTGTGCGCCCAGGCTTCGTCGAAGAGGCGGTTGATCACGACACTCGACTTCTTGCCAAGCGACTCAATCTCATCGTCGCCGAAGAGACGCTCGCCGGCGTCGTCGGCCAGCGTGAGCACCAGGAAGCGGGCGCGGAACGCCTTCATCTTCTGCTCGCTGTAGGCATCCTCAAACTGATCCCGCTCCGAGCCGGAGATCGTCCGCAGATACACATCGCCGCCCCACTCAGGCACCGCCACCGGGCCTTTGAGCTTCGTATCCTTCGCCGCCAGAATCGCCTTCTTAGAGAGAGCCATTTATGTCCCCGTGTAATCAGTCGTCCGAAATCGCATCGTCCCTCGCACCAATTCGCCAGTCCTTGCTTCGACAGTCGCGCTTTCCAAGATTGCTCGCCTGGTCACATTCAACGCCGACGAGGTGAATACCAGAGAGCCGACGGTGCCCAGCTCCGCCTGCGGTACGCCGTTCGCTAAGTAGTCCACCGTGATCGAACCGCCCGTGTACGCTCCTGTCGGAACCAGCACCAAGGCATTGGCGTTGTCGCCGACGCCTGTCATATCGACGATCTCGGCGGCCGGCGTCTCCACTTGAACGCTGACAACCGTCGCCGCAGCGCCGTTGAACGTGAAGTTTGCGCTGTACGGTATGCCCGGCATGGTCACACCCCGACGCGGAAGGAAGCGGAGCCTCGAACCAGTTCACCGAGCGATGCGCTGACCTGAGATGCAATGCAGGTGGATGCCGTAGAACTGAAGCCGATCTTGCCGGCCACCGTGAGTGCTCCGGTCGCGTTGACAGCGGGAGCCGAAGCCCCGATGAACTCGACTTGCACCGTTGGGAGCGAGTCAACGGAGCGGTGCAGGTAATACACCGGCTCGATGTCGTTCGGCCCCAGACCCATGTGGGCGCCGGACACGCGCTCGCGTTCCTGGCCGAGGTCGACCGTGACGCTCGTGATCGTGTAGGCCGGGACGCCGAACGTGAACGACGTCCCCTGCGAGCTTGTGCCTGCCATGTCGCGCTACGCGACGCGGAAGGTCGCGCTCCCTGACACGAGGGCGCCGGTCGATCCGCCCAGCGAGCTGGACGCGATCGTCGCCGTGACGCCTGTGAACTGGAACGGGCCGGTGATCGACAGGTTGCCGCTGACGCCGGCCACGAGGATGACGTTGGAGATGTAGTCGATCGTGACTTCGCGGTTTGTCGCGAATCCGCCCACGAACTCGCGGCGGGCGTTCGGAGCGATGCCAAGGTGCGAGCCGTCGATGAGGTCTTGGGTGTCATTGACCTGAACGCTCGTAACCGTGAGCGTGGTGCCGCCGAAGACGAACGTCAGTCCCTGTGCAGAAACGCCTGCCATAGTTGCGCCTCCTTGCGCCGTGTATTTGTCAGTAGGTTAGACGGCGGATTCCCGCCACCTTATCTCGTACAACTGCCTTGTTTCGTAGGCCGGCGGGAGCTGTGCCCCGACGGTCGTCGGATCGAGGTAGTCGTCCGTTTCGGACACCAGCCTCATATCATCGATTGTAACCCCAGCCAGCGTGCCAGTGGCTCCATCCAGCGCAAGCCTCACCTCGTCGGCAAGCTGCCTGGCGCCGTCGTAGGTCGCTGCCCACGAGGCGATCTGGAGCCGCACAACCGGGCAGAAGAGCGGCCCGCCCAGGCTGGCCTCGCGGGCAATGTTTAACCGGCGGTAGACAATGAACGGGAACGTCGCCCCCTTGGGGACGGCCACCGGAAAGACCTGGAAGCCGGCGATGCGGGCAACGCCTGGCGCCGAGGCCAGCCTCTGATAGACGTGGTTTTCGGGTGAGAGGAGCATCAGAGTTCGTCGATGTATCTTTGCATCGTGTTGATGAGCGTGTTGAGCACTTGGCTTGAGTTCTCGGCGATGGTTCGTTCCATCGGATGCTGGGCCGGCATCGGGGCGTAGGTTTCCCCGGCCTGGAGCGCGAACGGGTGCATTTCGCCGGAGGCGTCGACCATGAAGTCATGCGGGTAGCCGCAGCCCATCTTTGCCTGACGAGTCGGCTCTCGTAGCGACCCCATGAGGAAGTAGTAGCCTCGGCCCATCCGCTCAAACTGCGAGTTCGTAAACTTCCCGGCCCTCGTCATCCTGAAATTAATGGCTTGGTGGACATTGACGTATGCCCGACGGTTCTGAGAGCCAGGCTTACGACGGCCGCTTCCGAACTCCACGAGCCAGCTATGATTGCCACTTCCTTTCTCTGGGTCGGCGCCGACTGGCCCTGTGACCGCTGGGCCGGTGATCGCCATCGTGATGCCGTCGTACTTCTTTTTCGGCGGCCTCGTCGTGACCGACTTGGAGAGATTTCCGGTGGCGTCTCTGATCTTCCTCTTGTAGCCGTCGCGAATTGGCTTTGAGGCGATTTCTACGGCCTTCTTGAGCAGTCCATTCGGGTCTTTACCCGCCCGAATCGCCATCAACTCCAACTTCTTCGCCACCTCGCGGGCGCCGGCGGTCTGGACGTTTACGAACGCCTCAACCATCTGCTTGGCGGTCATGCCGCCGTCAAACGTCCGCGGCTGTGTTGCGTCGATCTGGACGGCCATTACTGCACCTCCCTCGCCAGAATCTCGGTGGCGTCGCGGCCCTCGCGGTTCGTGACGCTCGCAATCTCCATTGTCCTCCCACGCCAGATGATGCGGTGGGTGTGCAGAACATCAAAGCGATGACGCATCCGAATGCGGTGCGTTGCCATGACGTTCGCCTGCTGGGCCTGGAGAATGTCCCGGCTCGACAAGCCGTCGACACTGGCCCACACAGTAGCGACGGTCGTGTCCCAGTTCAGGGTCGTCTCGCCAGAGGGGCTGCGCACCTCGGCCGGAGCCTTGATCTGGACTCGCTCGTTCATCCTGCCGATGTTCACGAGATGGTTCCTTCGCCGATGAGGACGACTTCGTAGGATGAAACACCGCCGTCCACTTCAAAAGCCAGTCGCGATCCAGCGGTTGGATACCCGTCAGCGGTTGGCGCAAAGTACGCCACCGCGCCGCCAGGCTGAAGTTGCAGGCCGCCTGCTGCTGCGCTAAAAACCGGGCCGCCCGGCCAATCTGATGTGAGCAGACATGAAAACTCAATCTCGCCTGTGTTCTTTATGTAGATGAATTTGATTGCTGAAAAACTTCCGCTGCCTCGATCGTCGGTCACACTGTCGAAGGAAAACCCAAGACCCAGCGGCCTGTAAACGCCATCAAACGTCGCCGCATTGCTCCACACGAGGTTCGCTTGATTCGCCCCAGTCCCGTTTACCAGCGAAAGCGCGTAATTCGCCGGCGTGACGCGAATGGATCGCGACAAGTCGCCACTCGACGTCTCGTGGGCCAAAATAGACAGAAGAATCTGTGCGTTCAGTGGCATTTCTCAAGTCCCCATCACATAGATTTCGTACTCTTGGCCGCTCGTGCCGCCGATGCGGAGAACGCTGCCGCCGCTGGTCGTCGCGAAACCGGCCGTATTCGGGCTCGACATCATGAAGCACCCACGCTCGCGGATCGGGTAGCCCCGCAGCGTGATTGCACCAAGGTTAATTATTGGCGAGAAGTTCCACGCAACATCGCTGGCTGGGAATACAGAAAACTGCGATCCAGTCCACCCGGCAGACAGCGCCATCTGATTTGACGCAGATAGGTTTTTGATAAAGATCAGCTTTACTACAGCAACCCCAATGGCTGCAAAGTTGAATTCGTCATAGCCAATCGCCGGGAACGTCCTTCGGTCGCTGAACACCTTCGTGCAGTCGCCCACCGACACCGAGAAGTCGAAGGAGTGGGCAGACACCGACCTCGCCAGGCCAGAGGTCTGGGAGAGCGAGGCGTCGGCTTTTGCGACGACCGTCGCCGTAAGGCTCATCGGTATCCACCCCAGCCGCTGGCCGCCAGAAGCGTCTCAAACGTCTGCGGCACCGGCAGCAC